GGTGTTGATGGTGAAGATGGTCTGCCATGGGTTCGCCGTTTTGATCACGGCTTTCAAGGTCCTGGCGGTTGGTTCATTGACAATTGCTTGACAACTGTTGGTGAAAAGTGCCCAGTCTGTGAGCACAATAGTGGATTGTGGAACTCTGGCGTTGAAGCGAACAAGGATATTGTTCGTAAACAAAAGCGCCGTTTGAGCTATCTCGCAAACATCTATGTGGTCTCCGATCCAGCACATCCTGAGAATGATGGAACTGTTCGTCTGTTCAAGTTCGGTAAGAAAATCTTTGATAAGATTTCTGAAGCAATGAATCCAGAATTCGCTGACGAAACACCATTGAATCCATTTGATCTCTGGGAAGGTGCAAACTTCAAGATGAAGATTCGTAACGTTGAAGGTTATCGCAACTATGACAAATCAGAATTTGCCGCACAAGGTGCGCTGTCTGATGATGAGACTAAGTTGGAAACAATCTACAACAAAGAACATTCACTGAAAGAGTTTGTTGAGAAGAAAAACTTCAAGTCGTTTGATCAATTGAAAGCTCGTCTTGATAAAGTTCTTGGTTATGAAGGTGATATCGTTCCTGCTACCCGCGCAGAGGACGTTGAGCTACCAACAGCAACTCGCGTAGCACCAGCCCGTGCACCAGCACCTGTTGCTTCAACAACTGATGATGATGACTTGGATTACTTCAAGTCGTTAGCAGAAGCTGACTAAACTCTGAGTTTGAATCCCGCCTAGTGCGGGATTTTTTACATGGCGTATTTGAAGAACAACTCTAGCGCATCTACGTTTGTTGCTGATGCGACTGGTGCAGATGGTGCTTTACCTGATACAACTGGTGCAGATGATGCATTCACTACAACATTTGGTGCTTGAGCAAAATTCATGTCGCGAGTCATTGCAGCCATTGTATTGCTTCCCTGCACTAAGTTTGGGCCCGATGATGGCGCTATTTTTTCAATCGCAGCAAAAATACTCTTTTTGTAATTTTCCACTCCAATTTCTCCAGTACCCTCCACCTTTCCTGTGGTCCAGCGATTTATTGCTTGATCTAACGGCAAATTTGCGTAACCACTACTCAACCATAAATTTCTCTGTGCTTCTATTCCTTGTTGTAGTGTTGGAAATTTGGCAAACTTTCCTTTGAGATTACCCACACCTCTTCCTGTGGTATCTAATACTCCGCCAAATTTTTCGGTCTGTTCCGAATGTAGCATCGCGCCAGGATTGTTTAGATCGTATGCTAAAGTTCCTGGGCGAAAACCTTCTCGCTCTCGCTGCTTCTGCAAAACAGTGTCTTGTTGTTCTTTTGATAAACTAGCGAAAGTTACTTTTGTTGGTGACATTGATGATGGACGTGATACCGGTGAATATCCTCCGCCATATTCACCGCCAGGAAGATTTGCCTTATCCTTAGTAACATAATCGGTGAAGCGGCTGGTCAAATTAGGATTCAGTAATTCATCTAACTTACTTTCTTTTCCTGTCAATTCACTGCCCAATTCAGAAAGTTTGTCAATTATCGCTTGTTTACCTTTATAATACTCTGGAAGTCTACCTCTCTTGGCATTACCCTCAAATGTGTTCGGTGCATTTTCGGCTTCATCTATTCTACTTTGTTGTAGGAGTAAGTCCTTCATTTTTATATCTATTTGTTCACGCAACTCATCTCTGGATTTTTCACCTGTTGCAGCACCAAAAAGTCCAGCTATGCCTATGCCCGCAAGTGCAAGGGCGGCCGACCTCGGATCTTTCGCACTTCCTGCTGCCAATCCCGTAGCAATTGCCATCAAAATCTTTCCTTTATTAGATTGGAAAAATTCATTGAATAGAAAAGAAAAAACCTTTCCCATATTACTGAAAGTGTCTGCCAGAGTTTTATAAGCGGCTTGTGTGTAAACCAATACTATATCAGAAACTTTGGCTATGGTTTTACCGACCATGTTTATCTGCTCATTGAAATTTTCTTTGACCCAATCCAAACTTTCGGAAAATTTTGCTGTTCCGAAAATATTATCCAATTTTTCAGCTAGTTGCTGTGTGAATGATTTATCTGAATTTGGGTCCATTCCTATAGCTTGAACTATACGATCTTTTATTGCACCGAAGTCCACAGTCTTAGCAAGTTCTTTGACAACGTAAGCTGCTCCCGCAAGGCCTATAATACCTAGTATTGGTGAAATTGCAAGAACACCTCGTAGCGCACCGAGAATACCTGAACCCACTCCACCCATAACACCCATAACTCCACTAACTAAACTTCCTAGATACGATGTTTTTCCGCTTGATGAACTTGATGGTGCATCAGGTTTAGTTGTGTCACGTTTATTCAAGCTCGCTTTACTGGATAAGATACTGTCGCGGCGCTTGGCAGAAAAAAACAGTGCGTCAGCATTCTTTGATGATTTTCCCGCAACAGATTTTGTCAGTGTGATAATATTTTGACGCATGATGTTCATGTCTCGCGCCATATAATTCATGTTCATTGTATTTTTAGCGATGACTGCTAACAGCGTTTCTTGTTTAGCCATAGATGACGCTAACTCATTGACGATGGTCGCGCCCGCATCGCCACCCGTTGTTAATTTTGATGCTGATGATCCAGTTGCGGAATATCCTTTACCGAATATTTTTTGACCAGTTGATGAAATGAATCCTGATCCACCGAATAACATGTTGCGAACGTCAAGACGCTCCCTAGTTTTTCCTAGTGCAGCGGATCCCATAGAACTCAATATTCCACCACCTCTAAGCTCTTTTTTGTATATTTCTGTGAATCTGGTATTCATTATCGTGATTTTCTTGCTAGGTTTTGTTGTTTTATCTTCTCATTTTCTTCATCAATATGTTGGAGAAGCATCGTGACATACACATTTCTTTCCCATGGCATCATGTTATTCAAATCTGTCAAATTATATTTGTGGTGTTGCATGAGTGCAAAGTTGGTTTGAAAGTGATTGCTCAGATTATCATAACGAATAATTATGCGAAAAAACTTTGGATTCCTTCAAGCACCAAATCTTCCTCATGTCCACACTTTGAGCACTTGAATTGTACAGTTTTTCTCAATTTTGGAATGTTATCAAAAAATTCTTGGATTCGCGCAAATTGCTCCTTTGTGAAGCTGTCAATGAAATCAATCAACTCCTGTTCAGTCAGGTCTTTTGCGTAATATACATTATCCTGATCATACACATAGTCAATTGAATTGATGATAGTTTTGATTACCATATCAACCGGACTGACATTTTCTATTTCCGAAAGTGTATTAATATTTTTGAAAGTTGGATATTTCAACATAACACCCAATTTTGGAGTCAATTCAATTTTCGTTTCTGAGTTTGTGATATCAGGCTCAACTTCCAGTGCGTTGAAACTCAGTTTAACGAGATTGTTACATTTGGTTTTGTTGTCCTCATCTCCAATTGTGTTATTACATTTGTATTGCATGTCAACCATCTCTCCGACAGATCGCGCTCTAATATGCATGAACAAATATTCAAAATCTAAGATTGGTAACGAGTCTACGTCTATATTGTCTTGAAGACAATTAGTCAAAATTTGTTTAATTGCCAACACGATAGAGTTTCCATCATCACTCTCGGCAGCCATCAACAATATCTTCTCTTCTTTTACCAAGAATGGTCTAAATCTAACTTTCTTTTTTAGTAATGGCAAAGTAATTTCATACAGTGGCACATCAAGTTTAGGTAACATAGTATCTCCAAATAATCAAAAAATTCTTCTTATCGCTTCCGCTGTTCCGCGGACCTGTGTGTTCAATACTGCGGATATAGGTACTCCACTGATGCCTGAACCTAGCAGCGCAGCAGTTGCGGCCGCCAAATCGTAAGCTCCTTCGTATATAGTGTTGTGTTTTGTATACGAGAACTGTATGGTAAGTTTATGAAATCCATCATCACCCCAACTCACGGGTTGTGCAGTGATAGCTTTAGGAAATGCATCAATCAATTCAACCGCATATATTTGCTTAATGAAATCATCATACTGCACAATCTTGATGTTTGTTGTGAATCGTGTTTTTTCACCCTGTGAAAAACGTGCATTATGTGTGTCATTTGGAACCATCGCTTCCATCCACTTATCAAACAACTTTCTCTCATAAAACTCATTTGTGCATAAAAAAGTTAAATTTGTATCCTCATATTGAGCTAAAAATGGAATTGCTGGTTGAGGACCATATCCACGTAGCATTTCCGTTTGCATGGTTTTTCCCGGCAACTCGGCTGATTCACACTGTAGTGCAAGATAGCGAGAAATTGTAGGATTATATGAACGACTGTTTGATGCGCCCTGCACTCTGGTTGTAATATCAGAGAACACCGAGTTTGGAAAATTCAACAGTTGCTCAATCAAGCCGGTCTCAATGTAGTTTCCGATATATTGTGGAATAGGAAGAATAACCTGAAATCTGTTTGGTCGAGCAAGACCGTCTTTGGCCTGTATGTTTGATAGGAATAGCTGTGGTAAAAATGACATTACATTTTCTTTCGTGAGTCTGCCCAGACTTTATTTTTATTTGCTTTTTCGAACTGTTCAACTGGCAGCAACGCAGCGATATCCCACTCATTTGCTGGAATTTCCACAAATTGTCCTTGAACATGACTTCCTAGATATCGTTTGATACATGGACTAGCCTCATACAAACGACTGAATGATGATAACGTCTGGTATGACAATTTCAATCTTGTTCTATCATCAAATCGTTTATCTGTCGCCAATTCTGACAATTTATCTAATAGAATGATACGCTGCTTTGGGTGAATGTAGTGTAAATTCAGCCCTAAAAAACCGTCTGGGTATAGTTCAATTGGAAAAACCAAGGGGAACCTGTCGTAATATGGCAGCTTATCTTTCGTTTTAGGATCATAGTAGAAGAAGTACAGTTTACCAACGAGACTCTTTGCGGTGTTTCTTTCCGCAGATTTCGCTAGTTTATTTGGTGTTGCTCGCAAATCACCAATCTTGGATTGCAACCAAGTCCTAGCTTGCTGAGATCGTGCTTTGTAGCCCGTCTTTGCTAATTGTGCGTTTATTCTGTCTAGTAGATATGCCATGGTCTATTTATTCACGAAATACCTAATTCTTTTTCCGTCAGTATCTGAAATTTCCATCCGTGTGTATGGCAGAATTCGTCCGCGGCTTTCCACTTCATTTGATTTATAGCGTATGTTGCTGCTTCCTGAAGAAATCGCCTGGTTTTCTTTTTCTGAACAGGACGTTGTGTTTGTGCAAATGGCTTGACCTCAATCACATGAGTCATGACTGTTCCGTCTTTTCTTTGCACCTTTATAATGAAGTCAGGAAAGTATCGGTGTCTTTTACCATCAACTGGCGACACATATGGAATAGCCAACTCCTCAGATGACCACCAAATGATATCTGGATGATCATCAAACCATTTCATACATCGCAATTCCCAGGAAGATCGATATATGATATTCTCTGAGTTACCATTGTATTTTTTAGGATTCTGTGGGGTGAATCGACCCTTATAAGTATTCTTACCGTAGGACATATAAATATGTAGTCAAACTATAGGATAAACATGGCACTTTTCAATCTAACTGATATCGCATACAAAAAGTTGCAAACGGATAATAGATCGTTTGCTGGCTTCTCTAATGGCCTGAGTAATTACAATCCAAACTTAATGAGATATCCGTCCGACCTTGGCAACACGGACAAAGGTCATTACATGTTGATTCATGTAAACGCTCAAGACAAAACAGCTTATCCGGTCAATGCCGCACCCGATCCTAGATCACAAATACAGAAAAATCGTGAGGGACTTCGCGCACGAACAGGAGCAGTAAATATTGGCGGCGGTGCAAAAACCATCATTGATTCACTGAAATCACTCACTGGCGGTCTCTCAGCACCGACAGGTCCAATTGAAGGATCATCTGACACTGAAATGAGTTTGATCGGATATGGCTCTACGGGTGGGCTTCTGCAGGCAGCACAAACCACATTCAATAAAACAATTGGAACACTGGATGACGCCAAGTTTTTGAGGACTACGACACGAACGATGGATACGATTGCACTATACATGCCCGATACGTTAGCATTTACCGATAATCAATACTATTCAAAACTAGAACTAGGTAAAGAAAATGCAGCCAAAGCCGCAGCTGGAGTTTCAATTTTGAGTGATTCAATAACAGGAAAAGAATTTGATCCTAGTAAATTGGGTAAAAATGCAACTCCATTTTTGGGAGCAATCGCAGCAAAATTGTCTAGTGGTATATTGGGAGAAAGCTCCGCAACTGCACTTTTCGCATCAGCGTTTGGATTAGTCAAGAATCCGCAGTTGGAATTGCTATACACATCTCCTGATTTTAGGCAGTTCGCTTTTGAATTCATGTTCTATCCTCGTAGTGAGAAAGAAGCTAACGAAGTTCAATCAATTATACAAAGACTAAGATTCCATCAAGCCCCTGAAATATTATCGGGTAGTGGAGGTTACTTCATGGTGCCGCCGTCTGAATTTGATATAGAATTTCACTATAATGGTGAAGTGAATCCAAACATTCCTGCGATATCAACATGTGCATTGACTTCAATTAGTGTGGACTATGCGCCTAATGGATTCAGAGCGTATGAAGTTCCTGGTGAAAATAAACCGATACTAGGATCAACGGGTATGCCTGTTGGTATACGAGTGAATCTAACTTTCCAAGAATTGGAAATTATGACAAAATTCAACTATGAAAATAAAACAAATCGTGGGAAAGTATAATGGCTAAGTATTTTTCATATTTTCCAAAAACAGTTTATAATCTAGGTGATCCCAAAGCACTAGACACGATAACGAATCTGACAACAACATTTTCATTGGACGAGAGTACATTGAATAATACTATTCTGTACTATGAATACACAGTTCCTGAGGGTGAAACGCCGGAGATTATCGCTCATAAATTTTATGGCGATGTTGAACAACACTGGTTGATTATGAAAATGAATAACATCGTTGATCCTAAATCTGATTGGCCAATGGACACAAGATCATTCGCATCATACATTGAAGGAAAATATGCAAACAATGGTATATCTCAAAGCACAACAGGATACGTGTGGGCCAAGTCAAATAATCATTCGTACTACAAAATTGAAACACGAACATTGACACTCACGGGTGAAAAGACCGTAGATAAGATTGAAATTGATGCGAACACATACACGAACGTCCAAACGTCTACGTCAACATACACACTTGCTGATGGATACCAATTACGTGTGGATATAGACAAGACTGTTCTTTCATACTATGATTATGAGTTGGAATTGAACGATGATAAACGAAACATTAAGATCATGAAGCCTGAATATGTTTCAACAATACAAGATGAATTTGTAAGGGTTATGAGTAATGGCTGATAATAATATCACACAGAGTTCGCAGTATGTAATCAGTAAGCTGGAAATAATTTCAAAATTAGGTCCTATAGACATTACGGACATGTTTGAGGAACTAAACATATTTGATAGCATCTTCAATCCAGCAATGACTGGCACAATTTTGATCAATGATGCATTTGGATTATCCAATAGGCTGTCATTTGATGGTTCCGAAATTCTTCTTATTGATATGGGCAAAACATCGGATGCTGCACGAATCAATAAGTCGTTTCGCATCTATAAGCAAAGCTCAAGAAAGTCTGTGAATCTGAACTCGGAGGCATATCTTCTCCATTTCGTTTCGGATGAATTTATTCTATCACAGCAGATTAGAATATCACAAGCATTCAAAGACACTTATGCAAACATCACTAAAAAAATACTGAACAATTATCTAGGAGTTACGGATAAAGAGATTGCTCTTCTTGAAGTCTCCGACGGGATTAGAAGTGTTGTGATTCCAAACAAGACGCCGTTTGAGGCCATAGATTTTTGTACGAAACGAGCAGTCAATGATAAAATGTCGCCCACTTTCTTGTTTTTTGAAAACAAACTAGGGTATAATTTCGTAACAACATCCACTCTATTAGCTAGACCTGTGATTCATAATATAAATTTTCAGCCAAAGAATTTATTTGATCCTAGTGGTGAACTTATGGGTGCGATGCACTATGAAGTTGTTACCCAGTTTGATATGAATAAAAACATTAGAGCTGGTGTCTATGCGGGAACATTCACCGGTTTTGATATAAACACCAGAACAGTTGCAAATAAGATCGTTGATTTTGACTCACTGTACAAGAAATCAAATCATGCAAATAAAACAGCAAACATAGGATCAATAACAAACAAGCAGGGATTCAAAAATACTGAGATG